GAGCGCGTAGTTTACCGCCGTCAGCGGATTGGCCGACAAGTCATCCCAAGAGTTTGAGCCACCGCCCTGAATAGTGGCGGAAACTAAAAACTTTTCGTCTCCAATGACTGTGTAAGTCATGCGATTACTCCGTGTAACTATTTGCCCATGCAACCAACGCCGCCGCAATATCAGCATTTGTAGCATCTACGTTTTCCAAGACGGGCGAAAGAAACTCATTCTGCTTCTCAGCCGCGACCACCTGACGTTCTGCCCTAGCTTTATCTGCTAAGTAAGCATTTCTAACATCGGAAACTGTAGTTGCAGTAGTTCCAATATTTGGTTGTCCACCTCCCAATAAAATGATTTCATTTGCAACATCTGATAATGATTCAGGGAGTCCACTAATTACGGAATCTATTTCTAAGCATCTAGGGTATTCGTTTGCAGTAATCTCAACTCCGCGAATCATCACATGAGAGATAAACCAAGATAATAATTTTGCTTGGTTTCCAGTTAGAGTTTGATAGTGATCAATTAAAGTCCCGCTCCTAGTTTGCGTTACAGGATCTTCTTCTACCGCTCCACTTCCTTCTAAAGCAACCTTAGTAGATTCGCATGGAATTGGATATGCCGTTTTTACCGATATCGCATACGCAATTTGAGTATCGTCTAATCCAAGAGCCTCTAAAGGCTCAATGTCTGCAAGGTACGTGATCATTTCCTATTCCCTTAATGTTTATAGATATATAAATACATAGTTCTATACACATAAACGTAAAAAATCCGTCCCGCCAGTTACGGCGGAACGGAATAAAATCAACAATCTAATATAAAATTAGAAGGATGCTGCAATAAGTCTTCGGTTATCAAGAACACCGAATCCGAACTCACCAAAACCGTAGTAGCCTTGACGCTGCTGACGATGAAGAGTAGGATCTTCAAAGACTTCAACTTCTCTCTTGACTGGCATGATGAAGGAATCATTAGCGCCTTGATCAAGACCGATTAGAAGCTCGGCATCGCTACCTTGGATCGTTCCACCAAGCTCATTGGTGAAGTAGTCTTGGTACTCTTGACCATCACCAAACTCAAACAAGTCGTGAAGCTTTACGCCAAATACATTAGCGATAGAGGCTCCGTCGTCGCCTGCGTTGTAGATTTCCGCTCTTACGGAATCTGGAACTTGATCAATACCCCAGTTTCTTACGTCTTCTTTTGCTTCTGGCGAGCAGTAAACATCAGTAAGTCTACCTGGGGCAGTTACGCTGTTTCCGCCACCGTTTCTACGCATGACGGTTTTCATCAAGCTAACTACTCTTTTAGTAAACTGACCAGCAGCGGCGTCTGCGTCGTAAACAAGAATGTTTCTGTCTACAGCAGCGGCCAAAAGTGTGTGCCAGCCGTCATCGTTAAGCTTCTTAACAAAACCAGCCTCAAGAACTTGCATTGCTCTTGCAACAACTCCCCAGTTAGCTTCGCGAGCATATCTGAGCAAGAAGTCAATCGAACTGGCAACTTCATAAGTGTTGATCTTGATGTAATCACCTTCAACGTGACGCTCTGGAATTCTACCGTTTCCGGGATTCGTGTAAGCGACATGCTCAGACTCAGTTCCAGGAGCCAAGAGATCCAAAGGATACTCAGGACTTGATCCGGGAGCAATTTTTTCTGGAGCATAGATAGATGTAACAACATCTCCAAACAAGACACCTTTTCTGAGTGGTGTTTCGAGAGCTTTAGCAACCTCTCTTTGGGCTTCAACCGCAACAGTTCTATCTGTACTTCCAGATCTGGAAATAAGCTCTAGGAACTCTGGCGATGGCATTTCTCTAGTTGACATAAAATAACTCCTTATGATTATACATTAGTGTTTGGGAGGTCGATGAAAACTTTAGCATAGCCATCTTGGTCTACGCCAGACAAGAATCTTCCGACAAGTCTAGTCGAACCATCGTCATCTGAATCATCATTTGAAAGGTCAGTCACAGAAAGATTTCCGCTGTGAGCCACATAAGCTGGATCTCCAGCAGAAGGACTAGTACCTTCTAAGTTGTTGGTTACAACGTAACCCTTTTGAAGCAAAGTAACCTTGTTACCTTTTTGAACTTCGTCTTTATGCTGATTTACATGCTGACGCAAAAGGTCAACATCAACCATATCATTTATCAACAATCCTACTGGAACTTTTCCAGAAGGTAAAGCTGCGTAAGTAACCAAAGCTTCGCCTTGATCCATAGCCGCTCCTGAACCGCCAGTACTAAGACAGGCAACGCCGCCTCTAGTAGCAGCTTCGTTCATGAAGAACGAAATATCAGTTTGAAGAGTGCTTCTATCAGTTTTTAGAGCCATTATAATATCTCCTTGAATTAATTATTTTTAGGTGTTGACTTCAAAACAGAGGCGAATACCTCGCTTGCTGTCGCGCGGAGAGATTCGGCAGGATCGTCTTGATCGTCGTAGCTAGCTACGCTCTCTTCAACACTTTCTACAGAATCTAAAACTTCTTCGCAGCCAGCTTCCGCAGAATCAGATTCTACGTCCTGCTCTGCTTTTGACTTGTCTTCTTCTTCTTTTTTCTTCTTTTCTAGTGCTTCCTTTAATTCTGGAGGCATTCCGGCTTCTGCCTGCTTTTTCAACATTGCAACCACTGCTTCAAAAGCGTCTTCGTCGATGCCATCGAAAGAATCCAAGGCCGATGCGGTTGCTTCGGAGTCAAGTCCGGCTTCTTCAAGCTGTCCCTTTCTCTGCATACGCATGGCTTTCTTCTTCATGTCCATCATCGCTTTATCTTTGTCTTCCATCTCTTTCTTCATAGCTTCTACTTGCTCAGTAGCTTCCTTTACGGAAGAAGCGAGAGTTTCTTCGCTTTGCTTCAAAGTAGAAATTTCTTCATTTTTTTCTGCCAATACGGTCTCAAGACCTTGAAGCTTTGCCTCAAAATCGTTTTCCTTCTCGGCAGCAATCTTTTCCAAAAGTTGCTTGTTTTCAGCCGCTGCTTGCTCAAGAGCGCCCTTCAATTCAGCAATTTTTGCATCGTTACTATCTGACATATATGTCTCCTTAATTGAAGATACAGTTAAAATTTGTGAATTAGATTCATCAAAAGATTTATTTCCTTCTAAAATAACACTACGAGGATTAGCGGGCTTTGACACAAGACCCTTACCAGAGAATGAAATGTTTCTCAAAAGCCTTCCTACCTTATAGTCTTCGTAAAGTCCGCTCCCTCCGTAGGCTCTTAGGTGCTTTGTTAAAAAAGCAGAAGCCTCACTTCTTTCTATTAGTTTTGTCTCACCGCTAGCGTCGATTAGAGCGTAATCAAAATTAGGAAACAGGCACTCCATAGAAACGTACCACTTTCCCTCTTTTATTTCTTCTACAAGAGTATTGATTCTTTCTCTCTGCTCAACATCGCTCCAAGACTTATATATTACAGCGTCTGTTATTATATTAAAGTCTTTTGGAGGAGTTTCTACGCTTTCATCTATTGCATTGCCTTCAAAGTCAACAACTCTATTTGCAGTGATGTGGCCTATAATATCCATCTCGTCATGCATATAGTTGAATGGTTTGTCTTCTGGAGTACTTCTAGCTAGCCAAGTTTCCGCAGGATCAAAAACGTCGTCATTCTTGTTCCAGCCAGTAGAAACCAAAACAGAACTCATAGGAAACAGGTCTAAAGGATCAGAATTCATTCGATCAGCAACAGAGTGCATGGTTTCTACCAAGCAGTCTACATTATTAGACGATGCGAAACTAGCAATAGCGTAGCAACTAACGATATTATTATTCAAAGCAGACTCTAATCCGTCTACTATTTCTTGTTCGTATATTTGATTCATGTAGCCCTCCAGACAGTAATACACAAAAATAAAAAAAATAGGATTTTATTAGTTTAAAACGTTTATTTCAGCAAAGGCTGTTGAGTAAATATATTTAAGTTCGTAGCCGTTTGGCTTTCTATTGTTTATTGATTTAAACTCTTTAATCTTGCTTTCAGATAATTCTGAAAACGATTTGGGAGGATTTATTTGAGAATCTAGCAAAGACTTAACTACAGACTCGTCTATATCCATAAACGGCTTCATACCAGTCAATATGCAAAGTTTCAGATGTTCTAATTGATCTAACTCACTCTTACTCAGGCTTCTTACATTTTTCTTATTAAAATGAGCAAGAGCTACCGGAGACACAAAATCATGTATTTTTGCCTGAGCGCTCATTGCCCATAGCGTAGCCGTTGTCGTATCAGAGCTTTTTGGAAGAACCCTTTTTTGTTTTCTTTTTTCTGAGTCTTTTGAGAATTGTGGTCTACCTGGTAAGCCCGTACTATTGTTTTCTTCTGTTTTGGGCGCCGGTTGTGTATTATCTTTGACTGCTTCCTCTTGGGTAGCACTGGGTAAACCGAGACCTTCTAAATACTCCTCTGAATCTATTGAGTCTTTTGTTAAAGCTATCTTTGCTATGTCTTCTTTATGTTGTGGATTATGATAAGGTCCAGCCTTTCTAGGAATATTGTTATCAGAACTCCTTTCGTTACCCTCTCTTTTTACTCTAACCTTTTCTATAGAAGGTATTTCTCTAAATCTTTCTAGTAAAGTCTCTTGTGAGATTATGTCTCTATCCGCCAAGTCTAGCAATAGTTTCTTTTGCGCAGCTTCATCAGAAAGAACTATAGAATCGAAGTGAAGCTCTGCTGGAAATCTAAAACCCATAGCCTTTTGTACTATTTTTATTTCTTTCATCCAGAAAGACTTTAGCACGTCTCTTCCGTATTCAAG